CTTCTTTTGCTTGAGCTAATAATTCTGAGTGGTTTAACGTTACGCTTTCTCCAGGGATCGGAATAGTAGTAAATTTGCCTCTAATCTGCCCTAACATCTCTTTGCACAAAGCAAGGGCATATTTTCGAATCCATTGTTTTCCAATAGCATTAATATTCGCATAAGGTATATTATCAAGAGGCATTGTATTGACATTATTAACCCCCTTAATGCCGGCTCTAGTGCTATCTTCTTCAGACCAAGCATCAGTTTTGATATAGAACCTAACCCATATTTTTTCTCCGTCTGAAAATGCCCAATCACTAGGATTGGGATATAATCTCAATTTATTATTAATCAACTCATAAGAATAATGAGATGTTCTGGTATATATCGAATCTTCATACATAATAGCTTGCATTTTATTTTGCCAAGTTGGAATAATCTCAAACGTAGAGTCATCAGCGAACTGGCCATATGTCGAATAATTTCCAACCACTCCTACGCCCCCATAGTACCCATAGAAGCGCCACATAGCCCGTGGAGACTTGTAAAAAACTTTTGTGACATAGACCCTGTTATAACCAACTTTTCCAGCATAAGGAACAGCGTCTCCAGAATCATTAACCCCAGAGTCTGATGAACTTGTAATGATAGCTTGAATATCATAATCTTGCACTTTGTCTGTTGGTTGAAAAGAAGCAGAATATTCACGAAGTGTTCCACCAAGCCCAGCTGCAGTAGTTACACCATCGCCAACATTCATGGCATATGTAAATTGATATCGAGGAAACGTTAAATTAACTCCACTGGGTCCTGTTAATAAATCGCCTTTATGATTAAACGTGCCGGTAGTCGCCCCCAGAACACTAGAAAGTGTGTTTTTTCCATGATGGAGATTAAAAATATATGAATATTCTAAAACTGCCTCTTCATAGGCTGCATAGACATTTGATGGTGTTAATTCGATATCAACAACGTCACCACCAAGTTTTTTATACACATAATTAACTTGTAGAGATGCTCCGCTTAAAAAATCACTTGAACCAGTATAAATACCAAATGGAACTGCTGCAGCTACCAAATCATAACTACCCGTTGAAGTTAATATAACAGCACTTTGTGTAGACTTAGGAGTCAAATTTGTAGGCATTATTAGTTTTCCTCAATTATTCATTAAATAAATAGTATTTTATAAAACAAAACCCCCAGATATACTGAGGGCTTTAATATCAAAGCGAATTTTGATTAAGTTGTTGACTGATTAGCCTTTTTACTAGTCTTTTTTCTTGTGGTGCGTCTCGGCTTTTTAGCTGTTTTTGGCTTCGAAGAGGCTTTTGGTTTTACTTCGACTTTTTTCTCTTGCAAGACAACTTCTGATTCAGGCGCAACTTCAATAATTTCGACTTCTGGCTCTTCCGCTCTGCTTAAGTGCTGTACGCGAGGATGGTTGGCGTGTTTCACTCCAAACTTCGTCCTTGCTGACTTTAATCTTCTTTTCTTTCCCATGGGAACTCCTTGTTATATAATAAATAGTATCATTTTTATAAAACGAAAATCTCAAAAAATTACCAGCGATATTTTTCAACAGATCAGCATTTTTAAGTTTTGGTCTTCAAAAGAAAACCTCACCCTTTGCGGGGTGGGGTTTAAAATATATACTAAATTTAAATATTAGTCGTCAGCGGTTGTTCCAGCAGCACCAACAAGATGCACAGTGCCGACAGCAGTGGCGATATGTCCGCTGAGATGCCAGTTGGTACCATCACACAGAACATGCAGGTGAAGCCCTTCCGCCGATTGAGCAACAGAACCATCAACAGTTATCGATGATATACCGCTAAATGCATCTACAGTACTATTAGCTGCCAATGTAATAATGCCGCCATAAATATCAGCAGCATCTTCGGCAGTCTGAAGGATGAAGTCAGCATCATCATCAGAAGCAACCGTAAAGCAAAAATCATAAAATACGCCTGCACTAGTGCTGGTTGCAGGAAGACTATATGTAAGATTGTTGTCCACTGTAGACATGTTTACCTGGAATAATATTCCAGATTCGGCGGCAGTAAGTGTTCTCGATGCAGCCGATGCATTAGTAACTGATTCTACTACGCGCTTATTCCCCTTGAACGTTGCACCGCCCCATGCAATCTCTCTCTTTAAATTCTCCATTAACGCCTCAATTCTTGCAAGGCCTATTCTTTTTGTTCCCATAGTTAAAAACCCTCCTTTTATAATCATGTCCCTATATCGGTCTATTTCAACAATACTAGGGGGTAGCTCAAAGTCTACCCGATAACTTTGGTTTGAACCTTAAGTTCACCTATAAGTAGTTCCATAAACACGAAAGCCCCCGTCCGAAGACGAAGGCTTTACGTTTTATTTGGCTACTAGTTTTTAGCTAGTTGCGCCTGCCTCACCGGTGAGTCCTCGTACAATGACGAGTCCGTACATATCTGGACGAACCATCTTTTTACCATAACGAGTCATCACGCCCTTACGAGGCACGAAGTCTTCTGGCCCAAAGATAGTGGGTGTAGTTTGTAGTGGCACATAAGGTGCGTATACATACCCGCTTTCAAGGAAGCTAGAACCTCTACGTCCAACAAGTATGACGGAACGTGGGAAGTAAGGATCGACGATAACGTCGAACTTCTTCGAAAGACTACCAGTTTTGACAGCGCCGATTGAACCCTTGTCGTCATCAGCGGTAACGCTTGCGCGGAATCCAGCAGTGAACTCAAGGATGTTGGCAACTTCAGGTCCGCAGACGACAAAGTTAGCTCCACCCCGTAAAGTCTTACGATGGATTTGCGCTGAAACGTCGTTGATGGTTTCAGCAAGAGTCTCATACCATTCGCTAACCGTACCGGTGAAGTCTGGAGCCGCAGATGAAGCGCCGACTTCCAACCCAGTGGTGCGTTCAACGAACAATCCTGGGGAACGTGACCAGTAGTAAGTACCAGCAGATGCCCCAAGGATTAGATCCTCTAAGATCTCGCGGTCGATTTCGAGAGCGATTTGCTCAGACAAGATGCCTGTAAGTTCAACTTCAGCATCAAGGTTGTGATAGGCGTTTAAGTCCTGTCCCAACTCTGGCGTCCATTTGGCTTTGAGCTTCTTGGTCTGTGCAGTGATAGCCACAGAGTCAACTTTGATGTCGATTTCTGGGATTCTCTCATTGCCTTCAAGTCCCCATTCGGTTGCACCGACAACGGAACCAAGAGCAGCGCTAGTGGTGAGTCTATCGTCGATTGGGAATGAAACTGTCAAATTGCCTGAACCAGTAATAGCGCCCATCATTCCAGTAGCAAACCAATCTTGAAGCGCAACAGAGCCACTTGCATTGGTAAATACCAAATTCATCTTGTAAGATGAATCACCTGGATCTTGAGTAGCTGAACCACTGGATACACTAGTGAGTCGTCGTACAAGGATAACAGAACTGGTACCAGGAGTTGTTGCCATACTATCAATTTGGATACCAACAAGATTATCAGTATTCAATTGACGTAATCCGGTAGAACCGGTTGTCTCATACACAGCCACAGAGGAACCACTCAAATCAGGATCATACTTTGTAAGACTATCCAGAGTTGCTTGATTTTTAGTACTAAGTGGGTTAGCGCCAGAACCGCCGGTTGCACCAGCAGTACCAGATGCAACAAGAACCCAACCAGCAGCCGCGTGTGCAGGAGCAAGAGCGGTTGAACCCGTTGGGGAAGAATAACCGTTGTTAAGTCCATAAGGACCAGCTTCGGCGTTCGTTCCCGTCAAAGTAACACCGCCAGTGATCTGAGAAGCAACTCTGCCACCACCGAAAAGCGATTCTTCAGTCGCGCCATAACCCAAGCGAGGAAGACCTGCACCATTCGTGGAAGTGGTGAAGTCAAGGAAGAAGATGAGTCCACTTGGAAGACTCATCGGTTGAACGCTAACGAGATCGTTTGCGATCAATCCTGCGAATACCCTACGAACGATAGGGAACGCAACAGCGGCAAAACCTTCAACATCGCCACCAGACATAGTGCTGGACTCACGAAGAAGTTCTTTTGCTTGATTTTCGAGAAGACGAGCCATCGTTTGACGACCACGATCCTTGTCAAGACCCTCTAGAAGTCCTGTCTTCTCCCATTTATTCAATAATGCGTTGCCTTCAGCACGCATGTCACGATTAACGATACCTTCAGTTAATCTTTCTACAATACCAGCCATTTTAAAATCTCCTTTTTAA